TTGTTTTTTTATAAACTACAATAGAAAAGGTGAATTCATCCATTGAAATCGTATCAATAAAATCTTCAGGGGATGCTTCTCTATTTAAAACTTTCTTAATTATATCGTCTGTCAATGATATAAAAAAGAATCCTGCTGACCAATTACCATCCGCTGCCGTTGCTGGAAATTCTTTTTTATACAAAGAACCCAACCCCCTAACGGGAGAACGACTTATATTCTCTGACCAAGATAGGTTTTGAATATAGCCTACTGGTAAACCGTCTATTTCTATATACGCTTTTGGCGCACTAAATACTTTACTCATAATTTATTAGCTAAGTAGGAAACCTGTAAAGAAAATCTTTGTGGTTTCTCCGTTAACCTCGATTTTATAATTTACAAAATAATTATCTTCACTTCTTTCTACTGTTACGTCTGACCAACTTAATAATAAATCGTCATCCCCTCCCGAAGCAACTCTACTTTGTAAATATTTTTTTGTCCAATTTAATAGTGTTCCTTCTCCTAATGTATTAACGTTTACACCTCTTGGAGCTGCTAGTAATTCTGCATTAACATTAATGACTAACTCCCTGTTAATTTGAGATACAATCCTCATAATCTGAGTTGAAAAAGAAGTTGCATCTGCATTAATTTGATAGGTGTTGTTTTGAAGTGTATTAACACTTTGAACTATACTAAATGTATCGGTATATTCGTTGTATGCTGCTACATGAACGCCACTATCTAAAGCTAATTCTTTTTGTGATTTAGTTAAATTGTGAACTACTCCGTCAATTCCTAAAGCTTTGTTTGTTAAAGGAATTTGAGGTTCTAAACCTGCCATTCTACCAGCTACATAAGCTGCATGAATTAAAGTATTCCAATATCTAAATCCATCTGAACCTCTTTGTGAAGTTTCTTTTATATTGCTGTGAGCTACAATTGCATGAATATTGTCGAAATATTCTGCTATGTCAATCGAACCGTCTGTTGCTGTAAATTCATCTTCATCTGCACCACCACCAACAATCATAAATTTAGAAAACTTTGCTTCGTCTCTTAGATGAACAAACATTTTAGATGATGCTGCTGAATCGTAATTTGCTGTGCCGTATTGGTCACTTAACAAAATAGCGTAATCTACCTCTTGAACTGTTTCTAAAACAGTATCTAAAGCGTCTGTTGAATAAGTTTCTGTACCTCCACTTGCTAATTGATAACCGCTTAGTCCTGAAATGTCTGATGCTGCTACTGTTCCATCTCCTGCTACTGCCGAAGTTGCATCTAATTTAAAGTAAGCATTAAAACTGGAATCATTTGTCCCCCAATCAATTAACTCTTGAATGTTATTAAACTCAGGTGATGCTACTACTAATTGAGCTGTCGTATCTGCTTTATCAATTTCATCATAAGCAATTGAATCAGTATAATCACCTTTCCAAGTGCCTAACCAAATTTTAAAAATTATCTGTGTCTTTTACTCCTGTAACAATAGTATAGCCGTAGCCTTTATCTAAGTGAGCTGATGCTCCTGAACCAGTCTGTACCCCATTTGCAATTACACCTTCATCTCGTGGATTTACTTTAAAAGTTCCTCCATTTGAGCCTCCACCTGTAGCTGTAAATGTCATAGTTGCTTTAGTGGTTGTTGCTGCTTTTACATGCAGAATCTCACTAGCTCCTAGTTCTCTTTGATAAGGTTTAAATAAACCTTGTGCTGCTTTCCAAAAAATACCACCCTTTAAAAACGATTGATAATCTTGTAATTTAGAAAATCTATATATCGAATCTGCTCCACTTGCTAAGTCTCCTGATATTCCTGATCCACCACCAAAAGTAGCTCCTTGACCATTATCAATAACTAACACTCTCCCGTAATTTGCTGTAATTGGAGGAGTGTTTGATGCTGATTTAATAGTTGCATAAGCCCCTGGCAATGATATTTGTTTGTTGTCGAAAAATACTTTCGTTGCCATTATATATCATACTGAATATATTTTATCTCGAAGTTTATTTTATAAAAATATAAAAAAAATATCAAAACTTAATAAGAAAGTTTATCTTTTTTTAATTTAACTTTCCACTCCTTTAAACTAAATGATTTGTTTTTATATTTATGTTCTATGTAAGCCCTTGTATTGGATTTACCTATTTGCAATTCGTTACAAATTTGATTTGTGTCTAATTTTTTTATTTTTGTTTCCGTCATATCTTAAAATTCTAAAAGTTCTGGTTTATTAAATTGTATTGAAGCAATATTGTCTTCTGTATATAATTTTGGAACTAAGTTTTCAAAACTTGTATTAATTCCTATTGAAGTCGCAAATAATGGAGCGGCTAATCCTTCATTATTTATTATCATCTCTTTTGTTTCAAAATCTATTAAATCAATCCATCCATCTAATCCTGTTAATGATTCATAAGTAGATAACATTGCAGCCTCTATAATTTCGGTTATAATGATAACTTCTAAAGTTTTTCCTGCCGTTATCATTAATTCGTATTTAGATGAATATGATTTTCTACCTTGACTGCTAATAGTAGAGTCTTCATTTACATAAATATCTTCTGAAATAAACCCTATACCATCACTCTTACCTTTCATTTTAGAAGGTTGTCTTATGTGTATAGTTGGTATTTGTGCTCTGTTTGGATCAAAACCTAGTCTAGTTTCTATTTGTCTGCTGTTATTTTCACCTCTGGTAAATATAGATACTGCTTGTTCGTAGAAATCATAACCGTTATCTTGATTGCCCCCTATAACTCTATATAAAAAGGAATTATTTTTGTCTGTTTGATTTTCGTAGTCTGTTTTAATAAATTCAAGCATTAAATCAACTACTTTTTTTATTTTTAATATTGGTATTAAAGACATTTTTATCCTCCAAATTTATTTGTTAAAAATTCATCTACTGCTCTATCTACTACTTGATCTATTGGCAATTCATTTAATGATTTGTCCATTAATTTTAATGCTTCAAATCCTGGGTGTTGCCAACTTTTTTCATCACTTTTATCACTTACCCTTCTAAATGTAAAATATCCACCTCTTTTTTCTTTGTCTGTTGATGAAATATCTCTTCTGTGTAATCCTTCGTAAATTGCTGCTTTATGTTTATACCCTGTTCTAGCTATCCTTCTATCTCTGTATCCTTCGGGTAAATCTGAATTAGTTAACGGTCTATCAACTGTTTTTACAAGTTGCTCTATTCTTTTAGGCATTCTACTGCTAAATATAGCTGATTCTGCAACAGCCTCACTCGTAGCATGTCTAAATGGTATCGTTAAATACCAACCTCCCCCAATAGTTCTGCCTTGCTTATCTCTTTTTAACGAACCATCTTTATTTACCTTTAATTTCGTTACTCTTTTATTGCTTTTACTAAACCCCTCCTTTATATCAAATTCACTTGCACCATCTTCAAGCATAAGCCCTAATTGGCTCTGTCTTGGTGTCATTCCAAAAACCACAGTAAAATCATCTGGTTGTTCTGTAAATATAGCTTGTCTATATTCTGTTTTAGTTTGATGTAGCGAATTATCCACATTCTTCTCCCAATATCTCATATATTCATCTGAAATATTACTTAAAACGTATCTTGATAAATCTTTCGTTTCTTGTTCTGAAAGAAAAAATTCATCTATCGTTCCCGACAAATCTATGTAAATTGGAGCTATCATAAATATGAATTATCTTGTAATCCTGAACCATCATAATTTATTGGATTACCATTTACATAATGAGCTAATCTTGCAATAGCCTGAACAGGCAAACTTTGATGATCCGATTTACCTTTGCTATCTAAATATGTACTTACTCTAATATTATGAGGTATATCTTGTATCAAATATTCCACTCTATGTTTATAATCAATAGAAATGGAATTATTAAAATCAGTTGGAAAAGTTATGCCTGAATCTAATTTTAATACATAAGGATTATCTTCACTTATCGAATATTGATCTTCTGTTAATCTTATTAAGGGATTTGTTGATCCATTAAATAAAAATACACTATTAACTTCTTTTATCGGATATGAAGTAAATATAAATTTTTGTGTTCCTGTTGTTTTAACAGGTCTTACTTCACTTAATATAGAAGTTTCGTTTTTCATCACAATTTTATCCATATGAGATAATCTTTGTGAATCCAAATCTTTAACTGTTACC